ATGGGGTCGTCCCGTTCGCGAATTAATCCGGTGACGGAGACGGACACGAAGGCGCAGGGCGGCCAGAAGGACGGGTCCGTGGCGGCCGATCCCCAAGTCCGGCGGAAGCGTCCGAAGCAAGCCAGGACCCTGCCGGAAGTCTCTGATGACAAACAGACTTCGCGCCCATAGCCTGGCGCAATGTCGAACGGGCCATGGACGGATGAAGAGAACGACCTGATCGTCGCGGATTACTTCGCGATGCTGGCCGATGACATCTCCGCGCGCCGCTACAGCAAGGCCGAGCATCGCCGGGCGCTCCTGCCGCTGCTGAACGACCGGTCCGAGGGGTCTGTCGAGTTCAAGCACCAGAACATCAGTGCGGTGCTGAAGGGCCTCGGCGAGGACTGGATCCCCGGTTACAAGCCCGCGTTCAATTTTCAGATGACGCTGGTGGATGCCGTGGCGCGGTGGCTGGCGCTGAACCCGGCCTGGCTCGGACGCCAACCGGGGCTGCAAACCGCTGCTGGCCTGCGCGAAGCGGCGCAGATCTGGATCGGGCCGCCGCCAACGCTGTCGAACCAGCCGCCGCCGCAGGAGCTGGACCAGATGCTGCACATCGCCCGCAAGTTCGACGTGGCGGGCCGGGACGAACGCAACCGGGCCCTCGGCCGCGCGGGCGAGGAGCGCGTGCTGGCGCATGAGCGCGCGGCCTTGCGGACTGCGGGACGAGACGATCTGGCGCGCAAGGTGCGCTGGGTGTCGGAGGAGGATGGCGACGGCGCGGGCTACGACATCGCGAGTTTTGCCCCGGACGGGCTCCCTCGGCTGATCGAGGTCAAGACGACGAACGGCTGGGAGCGCACGCCCTTCCACATCACCCGCAACGAACTGGCCGTAGCCGAGGAGCGCCGGTCGGAATGGCGTCTGTTCCGGCTCTGGAACTTCTCACGCGAGCCGAAGGCGTTCGAACTGCACCCGCCGCTGGACGCTCATGTCTCGCTGACCGCGACGACGTTTCAGGCGAGCTTTCACTGAGGCTCAGTCGAACACCTGCCCCGGCTGTTCGTGCCATGGCAGGGCCGCGGCGTCGGTCAGTTTCAACAGGGTCACGGCGGGCACCTCGCGCTTGTAGACCAGTCGCTTGAGGACCCCCGGCGCGAGATAGGCGAGCCGTAGCTGGCGGCTGACATGGCGTTCGGCCAGACCCACAGCTTTCGCCAGATCGGTGACCGTGTTGAATTCGCCAGCTTCCATGCGCCGCCGCCAGCCCCACGCCCGGCCAATGGCGCGCAGGATATGCGGATCCTGCGTTCGGTCTTCGCTGGGCAGATAGGTGGCGGGCGGCATGATCTTCGGCCGCCCGTTCTGCTTGCGGACCTTGAGCGGCACGAAGATCTGGATGGACTCGTCGGGGTTCATCATTCCGCCGCCACCTTCTTTCGTGGCGCCATCATGTCGCGCATGACGCCCGAGACGCCGTCGGTCCGAACATCGATCACCAGCCCCTCAGACGTCACGGTGACCCGGCGCACCAGCAACTGCACGATCCGGGTCTGCTCTGCAGGGAACAGCTGGCCCCAGACGTCGTCGAACGTCTGCAGCGCGGAGATCACGTCGGCCTCGGCGAAGGCGTGACCCTCGCGCGCCAAGTGGGCAATGACCTGTGCCGTGATCGACGGCGCGCGCATCACCCGCCGCAACTCGGACACCACGGCCGCTTCCACGAGGTCTGCGGACAAGCGTCGCGGGATGCCCGCGTCGCTGGGTTCGCGGTTCTTGATGACGTCCATCGAGACGTAGTACCGGTACCGCCGCGCGCCCTTCTTCGTGCTGCTCGGGGTCATGGCGGCACCCGTGGCCGTAAAGATCAGCCCCTTGAGCAACGCAGGCGCCTGCGCGCGGGTGTTGTTGGCGCGCTTTCGCGGGCTCTCGCGCAAGATCGCATGGACCTGATCCCATAGCTTCTCGTCGATGATGGCCTGATGCTCGCCGGGATAGGCCCTGCCCTTGTGGACCGCGTCGCCGCGATAGACGCGGTTCACCAGCACCCTGTAGAGATATCCCTTGTCGACCAAAGTGCCCTGCTTGTTGCGGAATCCCTTGCGGCGCAGTTCACGGGCCAGCACGGTCGCTGATCCGACCTCGACGAACCTCTCGAAGATGCCCCGCACGGTGGCGGCCTCTTCCTCGTTCACCACGAGTTTGCGGTCCTTCACATCGTACCCGAGCGGGACATAGCCGCCCATCCACATGCCCTTCATGCGGGAGGCGCGGACCTTGTCGCGGATGCGCTCAGCCGTGACTTCGCGCTCGAACTGGGCGAAGCTGAGCAGGATGTTCAGCGTCAGCCGCCCCATGGAGGTTGTGGTGTTGAAGGACTGCGTGACCGAGACGAAGGTCACGCCGTTGCGGTCGAAGACCTCGACCAGCTTCGAGAAGTCCATCAGCGAACGTGACAGGCGGTCGATCTTGTAGACGACCACCACATCGATCAGGCCGTCTTCGATGTCGGCCAGAAGCTGCTTGAGGCCGGGCCGTTCCAGCGTGCCGCCCGAGATGCCGCCGTCGTCATACTGATCTCGGACCATCACCCAGCCCTCGGATCGCTGGCTGGCAATGTAGGCCTCACAGGCCTCCCGCTGGGCGTGCAGGCTGTTAAACTCCTGCTCCAGCCCTTCCTCGGACGACTTGCGCGTGTAGATGGCGCAGCGCTGGCGGCGGACAGGATTTGCGCGCTGATCCATCAATCATTCCCCCGCTTGCGTTCGCGTAGCCCGAAGAAGCGGTAGCCATTCCAGCGCGTCCCGGTGATCGCCCGCGCAATCGCGGACAAGGATTTGTAAGGGCGGCCTTGCCACTCGAACCCGTCCCGCAAGACGGTGATCGTGTGCTCGACCCCGTTCCATTCGCGGATCAACCTCGTGCCGACCACGGGATTGCGAGGATCGGCGATCTGGCTCTTGCGTGTCAGGGTGCCACTGACCTCGTCGGCCAGCAGGTCCAGCATGCGTCGGGTTTCGCGATCAGGACCGCCATAGGTCAGCTCCTGGATGCGGTAGGCTAACCGGCTCTCGAGGAACGCTCGGCTGTTGTTCGGTGCCGCCGTGGCAAAGATCGTCTGCCACTCGGACTTCAACTGGGTGACGGACATGGACATCAGCGCGGCGAGGCGCGCAGGGATGGGATCGGGCTTCGTCATGCGTTTCTCCGGTGAGTTGGAGTTGCATGACGCCATTGGTCGGGCGGATAGTGTAGGCTACGGTCTCCAGTTTTGTCAGATACTTCGTCCCCATCCCGCATCCGCAACCGAACCAGCCCGAGCGCCAGCAGGCCGCACAGCTCGGCGCGGCGCTCTGCGGGCGTCATCTGGTCGGGCGGGAGCGGATTGGGGCGTTTCATGTCTCGGTAGCCGTGATCGGTGTTGCTTACCGATCAAAAGCCACCCAGCCGTCCGAGGTGGGACATCTCAGCGGAACGGGATGCGGAAATGCGAACGGGGCGAGAACATCAGGACTTGCCGATCACGGATTTGTCCATGATTATCGCAGGTTGAATCAATCAAGAGCAGTAGTTCATCGAGGTAAGTTCATGGCGCGCAAAGCATCCCCGATCGGTCCGCATGTTCACTGCCTGATCGAGGATGCCCGCGTTGATCTTGCGAGAGCGGTCCTCGCGGTAAGGGAGGGCGAGAACGAGCCCGATTTCGGCCTTTCTGCCGAGCTTCCCGACCCGGCAGATGAAGAGGCGGTGAATGAGTTTCGGCAAGGCCTGCTTCAGACCTTGTCGGAGTACGACCCGGACGAGTTGCGGCCCGCAGAGCAGCGATCCCGTCGCGTCCTTGCGTTGGCAGAAGGCAAGGGCATCGACTCCCTCACGGCCATCACGGAACAGCAACTCACCGACGAGCAATCGCTCGAATTCGATCGGCAACCCGATCCGCTCTGCAAGAGCATCTGGGCCTTCCTGAACGCCCGCCAGACATTCGAGGATGCCGAGAGTTTTCATTTCGCAAGGAAGTTCAGAGACTACGGCAAGTTGTACGATGCCTTCGAAGTGGAACTCGAAAAGGCGGTCAACCTTAACTCGGGGGCAATCGACGAGATCGCTCTCGCCGGGAAGATCACGAAGGTCCTTCAGCTCAAGACGGCCTGCACAGTCAAGGCGCTCGATCTGCCAGCCACACCCGCGCATCCCGCGTCGATCATGCTGATAGTTCGCCATGGCGGGCCGCTGTCGAGCGTCCATGACCACCGGAACGACGGGCGCCGCGGGACGATCTATTATCGTCCGCCGAACGAGGCGACGCTCATCTACACACCCGCGATCCGACAGATCGAGGTCTGCGCGGATAGCTCGGTGGTTCGACAGGGCGTTGCCGGGTCATTCGCCGAGGAGGCACTCGGCCACGACGTGTCGCAGAAACCGCTGACTTGGAAGCGCTACAACCTTTCGCGCTTTCGCAGTTCTCTGCGGCTCGATCTGCCTCGTGTGTCCGGCTACGAGATCACCGCCGCCCGCGTCCTTGAGGCCGAAATCCGGCTTGGCTCCTGGAGCCGAAAGCTCCTTCTGAAGGTGGCGGCGGACGATGATATCGAGGAAGTCGCCGACCGCTACCTCAAGCCCAACAACATCTTCCGGCGCGCCGATGGCTTCAGCCGCGTGGGAATTGCCGTCACCTACAATCGCGTCGGTGACGATAAGGTGCGGACGCTCAACATCACCATTTCTGGTTCGAAGAGCTGCAATCTTCAAAGCAACAAGGATCCGGATGAGCGGAACCTCGGGTTCGCGCTGCTCGATGCTTGGGGCATTCTCAGTGCCTTCAAGCAGATCGAGACCACCGACCTGCGTGGGATTTTCCCCCAGCTGGTCATGCTTCACGACCAAACTGAAGACGATGTCAGCGGAGAGCATCTGCGCGAACTCGGTCTCGATCCGGATCGCATGATTCAGGGCGGTCTTCTCGACCGGCGGGGGCGGCAGGACATCGTGCTGATCGACGATGACGACATGGGCGGCGAAGCTGCTGTCAAGCCATCCGGTATCGAGGGCATGTCGCGCATTGTCGGCGCCTTCGGCAAGGACGGCGGACTGAAGCCGACTTCGGATCTCGAGATGTACGAGATCAACCGCGAGTGGCTGCACGAAACGGTCGTCGGGCTTCTGAAACCGATGTTGAACAAATCGGCGGCGCAGGTGCTCGATCCTGACCTGTCGTTGCTGGGGTCCATGCGGATCGATGGCGCCGATGTACCGATCTACTTCGCGCGCCGCCTTCATGACCTCAAGACGATTTCTCGCCTTGATCAGCTTATGCGCGCACGGAACGCGGCCGGCGTCGGCATCGTACTGTCTGCCAGCGCTGAAGGACCCGCATATCTCGGTCCGAACCTCATCGTCCACGTACTTTCCTGCCTGTCTCCCGGCGCTGACGATCTCCTCGTCTCCAGGGACGCGCTCGAACTCGCCTATCGGACCAACCGCTCGTTGGCGCGCGGCGGCGCGACGCCGCAGGTCCTCCGGTCGGGGACGCAATCGGCGACGTTGCATATCCCCGGCAAGGCTCCTCTGGCACTGACGGGCGCGGATCAGATCACGTTGTTCGATCGTCTGGTCGCCGCCGAGAAGACCGGCAGCCCCGATGTCCAGGTCAAGCAGCTGATGGACGGGCTGGGATCGCGCAGCCCCCAGCAGGCATTCCGGAAGGAGACCTGGGACAGCATCCGCGACGTCTACATCGGCGCAGGTTCCAAACGAGGATACTGGCGCCTGCTGGTTGATGCGCCGCCGACGGAAGGCGTCGCCGAAGCCCGGGTCGAAGAGACCGTCTAACAACGGTCTAACATGCGACGGGAGACGGTCTAACAAACCGCTGATTACTGGAAAGGCTCCACATAGAGGAGCAATCCAGTGCCGACTCCCTTCCCCTCGCGCCAGGCAGCCCCGACGAGCTGGTCCGGCGCCGCGACGATCATGCCCACCACCCACAACTCGGAATGGCGCTGCACGCGCTGTGACAAGCTGCTCGGCGTCTGCCGGGACGGCCGCATGCACCTGCGCTTCGCGCGGGGGCACGAGTATCTCGTGGGCTTCCCGGTTCAGGCCACCTGCCGCGGCTGCGGCACGCTGAACCACGCGACCGCGCCCGCGCGCTGACGCGCGCATTCACCCAACCCCCTGAAATCGCAGAGACGCGCGACGTCCTGACCTGGCCACGAGAAGGCGCCGGACGCCTGGCCGCAAGGCAGGCGTCCGATGTCTATCGCGTGGCACGAGATCCGTGATCACCTCATGAAATCTTCCTCCAACCTTCACTTCCAGCGCAGTTTCGACGCCGTCAGGCGCACGCAGGCCGACCTTGCGCCCTTCCGGGATCCGGCGGCCCTGCTGGATGGGCTGCACCGCACCCCCGGCAATCCGGCCCGGAAGAACCTGATCCTCTCCGCGCTGGTCGAGGTGGCGCAGGGCAATGGGCCCGCGTCCGACTGCGCCCTGACGCTGCTGTTGCTGGCGCTCTGGCCCGGCCTCGACGCCATCCGGCGCCGGTCGCTCTGGCGCAGGCTCGGCACCGCCGACGAGGTCGCGTCCGACGTTCTGGCGCGCACCACCGAGGCGCTCCGCAGCCTCGACCTCGGGCGCGTCAACTGGATCGCGGCCACGGTGCTGCGCAACGTCGAGCGCGACATGATCCGCGTGCGCCGGCGCGACACGGCGCGCGAACATCTCGCCAGCGGCGCCGACCCTGACGAGGTGGCGGACAGCGGCGACAGCGGGATCGGCGCAACCGGGTACGCACGGCTGAACGGCGCCGTGCGGAAGCTGCTCGGCGATGACGCCCTGCTGGTGATCCGCGTGGCGATCGAGGGCTTCTCGCAAGCCGAGGTCGCCGTCGAACTGGGGCTGACCGAGGCCGCCGCCCGCAAGCGGTACCAGCGCGCGATGCGCCGGCTGCACGACGCCCTCGAGGAAATCCCCTGAACCGTTGTCCCGATCCGGCTCGGCCGGTGGCTTTTCCCATTCGAGCGCCCCGAGCGCCTTCCCTCCAACCGAAAGCAGACACGCATGAACCGCACTGCCGATCTGTCGCTCGAGGATTTCAGGCGTCTTCCGGGGCTCTATCGCCGCTGGGAGCTGACCGAGGTCTGCGAGCCCAACCGCAACTACCAGATCGAGGACGCCGGCACGCACGCCGACGGGACGCCGCTCCTGGCGATCTACGTCGCCGAGCCCGCGCCCGACGTCCGCGAGGCCGCGTGATGCGCCTCCTCGATCACATCATCTCACGGAGAACCGCCATGCCGGACCAGTCGGACGCCATCACCCGTCTTCGCAAGGTGAACTACGCCCTCGAAGATCTCCCCGAAACCATCTCCCTCCCGCAGCGCCCCGGTGACGAGCCGCGCGAGCCGCTGCCGGTCGTCGAGGCGACCGTCGACGAGATCGCCTTCGCGATTGTGGAGGCTGAGCGGGAGAGCACAGTCGCCTACCGCCGCGCAGACGCGCTGAAGCGGCTCTACAAGCTCGCCCGCGAGGCAGGGTGCATCGGCGCAGATCGCGCCGCCGCTGCAGTGATGAAAAAGGAGGGCCAGTGATGGCCCTTCCCATCATCGGCGCCGACGAACGGCTCGCGCAACGCAAGGGCATCAAGGGCGTCATCTTCGGCCGGTCCGGCATCGGCAAGACCAGCCTGCTTTGGACGCTGAACGCCTCGACCACGCTCTTCCTCGACCTCGAGGCCGGGGATCTGGCGGTCGAGGGGCTGGAGATCGACACGCTCCGGCCGCGCACCTGGAAGGAATGCCGCGACTTCGCGGTGTTCATCGGCGGGCCGAACCCGGCGCTGCGCGAGGACCAGCCCTACAGCCAGGCGCATTTCGACGAGGTCTGCGGGCGCTACGGCGACCCGGCCGTGATCGGCAAATACGAGACCGTCTTCATCGATTCGATCACCGTGGCCGGGCGGCTCTGTTTCCAGTGGTGCCGCGGCCAGCCCGAGGCATTCTCCGAGAAAACCGGCAAGCCCGACATCCGCGGCGCCTACGGGCTGCACGGCCGCGAGATGATCGGGTGGTTGACCCACCTCCAGCACACGCGCGGCAAGCATGTCTGGTTCGTGGGCATCCTCGACGAGCGGCTCGACGACTTCAACCGCAAGGTCTTCCAGCCGCAGATCGACGGCTCGAAGACCGGGCTCGAACTGCCCGGGATCGTCGACCAGGTCATCACCATGGCCGACATCGCCGATGCCAACGGCCAGCCGCAACGCGCGTTCGTCTGCCAGACGCTGAACCCCTGGGGCTATCCGGCCAAGGACCGCTCCGGTCGCCTCGACAGGGTCGAGGCCCCGCATCTCGGACGGCTGATGGAGAAGATCCAGCGCCCCGCGGCGCCTGCCTCCGAACGCCTGACCTGGCCGCCCGTGACCCCGGCCGATCCCGCGCCCGCGCAGGAGCCCGGACATGGCTGAGCGCCTCTCGCCCTGCCTGGTGTCCCGATCCGGTCGCCGGGGTGGCTTTTCCCATCTGACGCCGCTGCGCGTCCCATCCTCCAACTGAAAGGAGCCGCGCAATGTCCGGACCTTGGAACGACTTCAACTCCGCCCAATCCAACACCAACGTCATCCCGAAGGGCACGCTCGCCAAGGTGCGCCTGACGCTCCGCCCCGGCGGCTTCGACGACCCCTCGCAGGGCTGGACCGGCGGCTGGGCCCGCCGCGCCACCACCGGCGCCGTCTATCTTGACGCCGAATACACTGTCGTCGAAGGGCCCTATGCCCGCCGCAAGATCTGGTCGCTGATCGGCCTCTACAGCCCGAAGGGCCCGGACTGGGCAAACATGGGGCGCGGCCTGATCCGCGGCATCCTCAACTCGGCGCGCGGCGTGTCGGACAAGGACAACTCGCCCGAGGCGCAGGCCCGCCGCCGCATCAACGGGTTCGGTGATCTCGACGGCGTCGAATTCGTCGCCCGCATCGACATCGGCCAGGACACCAACGGCGAGGACAAGAACGAAATCCGCGCCGCCGTCACCCCCGATCATCGCGACTACGCCGCACTGATGGGCGCGGTCGCGCCGCAATTCACCGCCGCCCCGGCGCAGGGCCACGCCCCGCAGCAGCCCAACACGACCACTCAGCCCAGCCCGCCCGCGTCCGCCCCCGGCGCCGCCGGTCGGCCGAGCTGGGCGCAGTAAGGGGGGATCGGCCATGCGCCTGCGCCCCCGCCAGAAGACCTTCGTCGAGCGCAGCGTGGCTGCGCTCGCCTCCCGCGGCAACACGCTGGGTGTGGCGCCCACCGGCGCGGGCAAGACCATCATGCTTTCGGCAGTCACCGGCGAGATGATCGGCGACGGCGCCAAGGCTTGCGTTCTGGCCCATCGCGACGAACTGACGGCGCAGAACCGCGCCAAGTTCCAGCGCGTGGTGCCGGGCGTCGCCACGTCGGTCATCGACGCCACGGAGAAGTCCTGGGGTGGCCAGGTCGCCTTCGCCATGGTGCCGACGCTGGCGCGGGCCTCGAACCTCGCGGACATGCCGCGCCTCGACTTGCTGGTCGTGGATGAGGCGCATCATGCCGTCGCCGACAGCTATCGCCGCATCATCGACCGCGTGCGCGAGGCCAATCCAGACGCCCGCATCTTCGGGGTCACGGCGACGCCGAACCGGGGCGACAGGAAGGGCCTGCGCGAGGTCTTCGACAATGTCGCCGATCAGGTGCGGCTGGGCGAGCTGATCGCCTCGGGCCATCTCGTTCCGCCGCGTACCTTCGTCATCGACGTGGGCGTGCAGGACGAGCTCCGTTCGGTCCGCAAGACCATGTCGGATTTCGACATGGCGGAAGTGGCGGGCATCATGGACCGCGCGCCCGTCACCGACGAGGTGATCCGCCACTGGAAGGAAAAGGCGGGGGACCGGCAGACCGTGGTGTTCTGCTCCACTGTCGCCCACGCCGAACACGTCACCGATGCGTTTCGGGCGGCGGGCGTGTCCGCCGCGCTGATCCATGGCGATCTGGCGGCCGAGACCCGCAAGGCGATCCTTGCCGACTACGCGGCGGGCAGCATCCGCGTCGTGGTCAACGTGGCCGTGCTGACCGAGGGCTGGGACCACCCGCCCACATCCTGCGTCGTGCTGCTGCGGCCCAGCTCGTACAAGTCAACCATGATCCAGATGGTCGGGCGCGGCCTGCGCACCGTCGATCCCGAGGAACATCCCGGCATCGTCAAGACCGACTGCATCGTGCTAGATTTCGGCACCTCGAGCCTGATCCACGGCACGCTGGAACAGGACGTCGATCTCGATGGCAAGACCGAGACCGGCGAGGCGCCGAGGAAGACGTGTCCTTCTTGCGAGGCGGAAATCCCGCTGGCCGCCACCGAATGCCCGCTCTGCGGCGAGGCATTCCCGCGCGAGGATCTGGATGCGGGCGAAGGCGGGGCCGCCGCGCCGCTGTCGGGCTTCATGATGACCGAGATCGACCTGCTGAAGCGGTCCAGCTTCGCATGGGTCGACCTCTACGGCACGGACGACGCGCTGATGGCCACGGGCTTCGCAGCCTGGGGCGGCATCTTCTGGCTGGATGGGGTCTGGTACGCCATCGGTGGGGCGAAGGGCGAACGCCCGCATCTGCTGGGCGTGGGCGAACGCACGGTCTGCCTCGCACAGGCGGACGACTGGCTGAACACCCATGAGACCGACGAGAGCGCCTTCAAGACCCGCTCCTGGTTGCGCCAGCCGCCGACCGAGAAGCAGCTGCAGTACCTGCCGCCCGAGTGCCGCCATGACTTCGGCCTGACGCGCTACCGCGCCTCCGCGCTGATGACCTTCGGCTTCAACAAGCGCGCCATCCGCCAGCTGATCGACGCGGCGGCTACGCCCGAACGGAGGGCGGCATGACCCATGCCCACATCCACCCCCATCACCGCCGCGGACCGGCGGCGGCTCTGGCATCCGCGTGGAACGCTCTGTGCTGTCTGCCGGCAACCCACCCGTGGTTTTGGCTGGTTCGATCCGCACCGGTCGAAGCAGCCCCGGCCTTCGGTCTGGTTCTGCTCGATGCCCTGCCAGTCCTTCTGGACGCGCTTGGCCAGGGAGCGTTTCGCCATGGTTGACCTGACCGAGGAAGAGCGCGCAGCGATCACCGCCACAATGAAGCGCGTCGCGCTGCTGATGGACGAGATCGGCTGGGCCACCCCGCTTGCGGATCTGACCGAAGCACAGGTGCGCGCGCTGATCGAGGAAGCCGTCGAGGGCTTCCGCGAGGCCATGTCCGACATCGCCCGGGCGCAGACGCCGGAGGTGCCGTTTTGACCAAGCTCTGCACGAAATGCGGCGTCGAGAAGGACGTCTGCGAGTTCGGACGCCGCCGGCTCAGTCCCGATGGTCGGCAGACCTGGTGCCGCGACTGCCGCCGGGAATACCAGCGCGCCTACGCGCAGAAATTCCGGAACCCCGAGAAGCATCGGGAGGCGCAGCGTCGCTATCGCCTGCGCCACGCCGAGAAATATCGGGCCCACAGCATCGTCCGGCGTGCCGTCAAGGCTTGTCGGATCGTCGTGCCGGTCTGGTGTCAGCGATGTGGCTGCGTGACCGACCTCGAAGCGCATCACCACGACTATGACGCGCCGCTCTCGGTCGAATGGCTCTGCTCGACCTGCCACGGGCTCGCCCACCGCAGCTACGAGGGAGGCCAGCATGCTGGACTATAACCGCCGCCCCAGCTTCGCCGACTGGGTGAACGCCGCCGTCGATCAGGCCCTGACCGCCGATCAGGCCGCGCGGCCGCCCCGCGACTATCTCGGCGGCTCGCGCCTCGGCCATGCCTGCGAGCGCGCCCTTCAGTTCGAGTTCACGGTGACGCCGAAGGACGAGGGCCAGGATTTCAGCGGCCAATCGCTGCGCATCTTCGCCATCGGCCACGCGCTCGAGGATCTGGCCGTCGCCTGGCTGCGCGGCGCGGGCTTCGACCTCTACACGCGCAAGGGCAACCGGCCAGATGGCGGCCAGTTCGGGTTCTCGGTCGCGGGTGGGCGCATTCGCGGTCATGTCGACGGCATCATCGCGGCCGGGCCCGAGGACTTCGGTCTGGCCGTTCCGGCCCTCTGGGAATGCAAGACGATGAACGCAAAGAACTGGCGCGCCTGCGTCAAGGACGGCGTGACGAAGTCGAAGCCGGTCTACGCCGCCCAGATCGCGCTCTACCAGGCCTACATGGAGGGAACGGTTTCCGGCATCTCGGCCGCGCCCGCGCTCTTCACCGCGATCAACAAGGACACGGCCGAGATGCACCACGAGCTGGTGCCTTTTGACGCCGACCTCGCACAGCGCATGTCCGACCGGGGCGTGCGGATCCTGCAGGCGACCGATGCGGGCGAGCTTCTGCCGCGCGTCGCCACCACGCCCGACTTCTTTGAATGCCGCTTCTGCCCGTGGTCCGAGCGCTGCTGGAGGCTTCCCGCATGAGCGACGACGGCATCCTGCATTTCAACCCGTGGATGGACTTCAACGACGGGCCGCCGTCCGAGAACCCCTTCGGCTGCGATCCCGACCCCGAGCAGATCGCCGTCTTCCTCGACACCGTGTTCAGCTGGTGCGAGGGGCTGATCCCGCTCCGCGGTTTCGTTGACAAGGGTCAGGGCCGGGACGGCAAGCCGCACAACATCTGGATCCCCGCCGATGACACCGCGCCGGGGAAACTCGCGACCTTCGCCGCGTGGGCGAACCGCGAGGGGGCGGCCGTCTATGTCATTCCCGGCACGGTCGAGGAACAGGGCCAGGCCCGCGCCGCCGATTTGCTGCAGATGCAGGCCATCGTCGTCGATCTCGACGCAGGCGACATCCCGGCCAAGCTGGACCATGTCACCCGCCACCTCGGCACGCCCACGCTGATCATCGAAAGCGGCGGGCGCACGCCAGAGGGCGCCGCGAAGCTCCATGTCTGGTGGAAACTGACCGAACCCATCGAGGGCGAAGACATTGCCCGCCTCTGCCGGTTGCGCGGCGACATCGCTGCCAAGGTCGGCGGCGACATGCATTTCCGCTCGGCGCACCAGCCGATCCGGGTAGCGGGCTCGGTCTATTACAAGAACGGCCTGAAGACGCTGGTGCGGATCGTGGAGTTGAACGCGGGTCTCGAGCGCGATCTCGACGAGTTCGCCGAGGCCGTGGCCGACATGCCACCCGCGCCGGGCGTCAACCTGACGCCGGACTTCGCGACGCCTGACAAGCCTGCCGTGGATGACGTTCTGGTCACCCCGGTGCGCGAGGGCGGCATCGACGACTGGTCGCGCTTCGAGGGCGCCTCCGCCGCCATCGGCTATTTCATCCGGCTGGTCCACGAGGGCCGCCTCTCGAAGAGCGAGGGCTGGGAGGCGATCTGCGGCTACAACGCCGCCATGCTGCGGCCCCAGTGGCCCGTGGAACGGCTCAAGCGCGAATCCGAACGCCTCTGGGCGCGCCATGTCGAACGCCACGGGCCGCCGCTCATCCGGCTCGACAGCGCCGCCCCCGTGCCCGACGAGCTGCCCAGCTTTACGCTGGGGCAGCTGCTCGACGACAAGAGCCCCATGCCCGCCGACCTGATCGGCCCGCGCGTGCTGACGCCGGGCGGGCTCCTGGTGCTCGGCGGCGCGCCCAAGGTGGGCAAGAGCGATCTCCTGATCGCCTGGCTCGTGCACATGGCCGCCGGGGTGCCGTTTCTCGGCTTCACCCCGCCGCGACCGCTGCGGATCTTCTATCTGCAGGCCGAAATCCAGTACCACTACCTGCGCGAGCGCATGCAGCAGGTCGGCCTGCCGCCCGAGCTGATCGCCGCGGCGCGCGACAACCTGATCGTCACGCCAAAGCTGAAGATGCTGCTCGACGCCGAGGGCAGCGCCCGCGTGGCCGCGGCGATCCGGGCGGCGTTCCCCGACGAACCGCTCGACATCCTCTGCATCGACCCGATCCGGAACCTCTTCGACGGTGGGCCGGATGGCGGCGGCGAGAACGACAACGCCGCGATGATGTTCTTCCTCAAGGACCGGGTCGAGGTGCTGCGCGACCACGTCAATCCCGACTGCGGCGTCATCCTCGTCCACCACACCAAGAAGCTCTCGAAGCACCAGGTGAAGGAGGATCCCTTCCTCGCCCTTTCCGGCGCCAGCGCGCTCCGCGGCTTCTACACGACGGGGCTCATCCTGCACCGGCCCGACGAGGACGCATCGGAACGGAAGCTGGAGATCGAGCTCAGGAACGGACCCGCGCTGAAGCCCAAGCTCGTCGACAAGGTCAATGGCGAGTGGGTCGAGATCAACCCGATGAACGAACGCCTGGTGCGCGCCGAGCAGGGCGCGAAGTTCGATGCCGAACGGGATCGCAAGGGCGAGGTCATCGTCGACATTCTCCACCGAGAGGCGCGCTCGGGGCGCATGTACACCATGACCCTCTTTGCCGAGGCCTTCGAGAACAAGAGCGGCCTCAGCGGCCAGACCAGCATTCGCGAGAGGCTGAACGTCCTGACCACCAAGGGGATCGTCAAGTTCGTCAAGGGGGACGCCGCAAGCGATCTCGGCCTCGCCTCGGATCGCAGCAAGTATGGCTATCTCTGCGTCGAGCACATGGAGCTGGCGACCGGCGAGGAGGCTGTGGATCCGGAGACCGGCGAGGTCACGCGGGTGCATGCCCGCGTGTTTCCGAGCCACTACAAATGCCCCCAGACCGGGGCGGTTCTGCCGGTCGAAAACCCCGCTGTCTGGGTCTATCCGGATGGGGGTGAGGCATGAATTTCCGCTCTCTGACCCCATCCGAAATCTGGACCCCGAAATCCGAAATCTGGCCAGATTTCGCGAAATCTGAAATCTGCGCGCAATCTGGAATCTGGATTTTCCGCCAGTTTTTCAATGGCTTGGCGCGCCCGTTCCAGATTTCGGGCGGGTTCATCCGAAATCTGCCCCGCAATCTGGATTTCCTCAATGAAATCAAAAGGCTTTGCCAGATTCCAGATTTCGGAAAAGGCACCCCTAAAGGGGTGGGTGGACTCCCCCCGTCAGGTGGGGAGGTCCACCACCCACCCCTGGGCGATTTTGTCCACCGCGATCCTGTCCATCCCTTCATCGTGCAGCCGGAAAAAAGGAGCCTCAAAATGGCCGCACCATCAACCTTTCCATCATCCACCATCCTCGCGCTCGATCTCGGCACCACGACCGGCTGGGCCTTGCGCGGCCATGACGGGCTCATCACCACCGGCACGGTCTGCTTTCGGCCCGGGCGCTTCGACGGTGGCGGCATGCGTTACCTGCGTTTCACGAACTGGCTGACCGAGATCGACCGGCTGTCCGGGCCGGTGGAGGCGATCTGGTTCGAAGAAGTCCGCCGCCACGCGGGCACCGACGCCGCGCATGTCTACGGCGGGCTCATGGCCACGTTGACCGCCTGGGCCGAACTGCGCGGCGTGCCCTACGAGGGCGTCCCTGTCGGCACGATCAAGCGTTTCGCGACCGGCAAGGGAAACGCCAACAAGGACGCCATGATCGCGGCCGCCCGGGCGCGCGGCTTTAGCCCCGCGGACGACAACGAGGCCGACGCCATCGCGATCCTCATGTGGGCGATCGAGACAAAGGGAGGGCTGGCATGAAGGCGATGAAGTTCACCCCGCCGGGCTATGGCGGTCGGCGACGCGATCCCGATGAGGTCAAGCGTGACGGCTGGCGGGAGCAAGGCCTGCTGGCGGTGTCGGTTGACGATGACCGCCTGACCTGGCCCGAGCGGGAACTGGTGCGGCAACTGGGTGAGAAGCTTTATGGCAAAAGGCAGAAGCGACATGGCTGACTGGACGATGTCACGGGTGCAGGACCGGCTGGAACTGGCGGCCGACGTCTTCGCGCAGATGCCAACCGTGAAGCCGCAGGGCTATTTCAACGCCTGGCCGGAGTATTTCCACAGCTTCGCCGATCAGGTCGGCCAGGAGCCGCGCATGCGCCGGCCGCGCCCGAGCCCGCGCCAGATCACCCAAGCCGAGGAAGCAATGCTCTGGCTGCGCTGGCTTGAGAAGGACGACGCGCGCATCGTCTGGCTGAGGGCCAACCGCAAACCGTGGAAGCCGATCTGCTGGGAGGTGGGGCTGAGCCGCCCCGCCGCCAACCGCCACTGGCAATACGGGATCGCGCTCATCACCTGGCGGCTCAACGGGCGCGTGCCGCCCGCGAAGCGATCGAAGCGCTTCGTGATCGAGAACGCCGACCGGCTGTCAAGAAAAATCGTCCTGTGA